CGAAGTCAATCAAGAAAAGCTCAGATCCTCGGGATATTATCCTGGAGTATCTAAACTTGACTGAATCAGACTTGAATGCCGCTCTTCGGGTCAGCCCGATAGTGTCAGTGCCTGGTAAGAAAGTTCCTACATCAGAGACCCCCGTGAAGGGGATAGATGATGTGACTTCGAGCGCTCTTGTAGCGCGATTCTTTACCTCGGTACCTGCTATCCAGCTGGCCTTAGAGTCCAATGGTAGGATGAGTCCTCCCTTCCGGGTGCTTTTGCGCCAGGAAGCGTTTTCACTCTCTCAGAGTCTTTTGGTGTTGTATGATCTTCTCCGCATATACGGTTATAGAAAAGATTACACCCTTAAGAACTCTTTTGTTCCTCTCTGCTCCCTCCTTTATCCTACTTTTGAACACTGGTGCACTATCTTGTGCCAAACCACTCCAGACAAATTGTCCTGGATGAGTCTTTTAAAATACAAGACTCAAGCGTTCTTTAGTAGTCATAAACACTTCACTTTGCCAAACCAGCCTTTCGAGTCTATTGACAACCCCCGTCACTTAATAGGGGGGACTCTCGGAAGGTTTGTTAAAATCATACTTCAGGGTAAACGCGCTGAAAGTTTCTTGCAGAGCATCCTAGCTTTTAAGCATGGGTGCGCAAGACCAGGATACGATGAGATTGAATCTCAGGTTCTGGCTACTTTCAACGAGTTGACCACAGAGCATGTCCGCCCCGATCAAATTTGGATCGATGGGGCCTTAGGACCCGAAGTTCTCACTAAAACAGATTTTGACGTAGAAGTACGTCGTACCTGCTATGAGTTATTCGGAGGGCACAAGTTCGTCATTGCAGACGACTTGTTCAAGCCCTATACTCCCTCGTTTCATTCAACTTATGTCTCCAGCCGTTCTAAATACGGAGCTTTTGGAGAGTTGATGAGACAAGGTTTGTTGTATGACAGTGAAGTGACTCACCCTGTGATGGAAATTCCACAAGATGAGATGGAGGGAGACATTCTCACACGCAATGTCATGAACTTACAACTGATTAAGGATCAGCTTCAAGTCAAATACACCTCTTTGTACCTAGCAAATCTCCGGTTGGCTCTAAAAGAGAGCCCAGATGTGACCATTCTCGGTCTACCGGAGGCGCTTAAGGTAAGATGTATTAGTAAAGGTCCAGTCCATACTTATTTCGCCCTACAACCGATACAGAAGTTCCTTCACGGAATTCTGCGTCGGCACCCCGCATTCACTCTGATTGGAGAGGAGATTACTACTGACTACATTGTCAGTCGAATCTTCCCTCATCAGGTGAACGGTGAGTTAAGGCTAAAAGATGGATGTTCTATTCTGTCCGCTGATTATAGGGCGGCTACAGATAAGATTGACCCCCACTACTCGGAAGTGGCAGTAGATGCCATATCTGAGTGCTTGGAGCTTCCCAAGACTATCACAACACTATTTCACAGATCTTTGACTGGCCATGTTATGCACATGGACCCAGAGATGTTTGACCCGGAGAATTTTCCGGCGAAATTACAGCTCTGGGGGCAACTCATGGGATCCGTTACATCATTTATCATTCTCTGCGTTTTAAACGCCGCCGTCCTTAGGATGGCTTACGAGAAGGATCATGGTGTTATACGGAAACTAAAAGATTGCCCAATCGCCGTTAACGGCGATGACGGAGGTTCCGTCGTGACCCCTAAAGGGGCCCTTATCTGGGAAAAGTGTTCAAGCTTTTTGGGCTTGATACCTTCCGTTGGGAAGGTATATGTTAGTGATTCATATATGAATATGAATTCAGCAGGCTTTAGCCTCCGAAACGGTTTCTTGAATCCAATTCCCTGTGTTAATATGGGACTTGTTGTTGGATATAAGAGATCTGGAGGGAAAGTTACTGCTCTTGATTCAGTTGATGAGTCCATTGGCGCACGGCACACTGATCTTCTTAAAACTGCTCCTGCAGACTTCGACTTTAGGACGCGCTTAACCGCGATGCTCATAAAGTACAATAAAAAGCTTCTCCGTTCCTTCGACGTTCCTTGGTTTGCACCAGAGAACATAGGGGGTTGGGGTTTGCAAGAAATTGTGGAAGTCCTTCCCGAGACTATCTTGGATGCCTTTGGGCCTCCCTCGATAGAAATGGTGAGGAGTGGAAAGAAGAGTTTCAGTATGTCACGCACAGACCTAGTTATAGCTAGGCAAATCATAATTCACGATCTAGACAAAGTCCGTGCCATTCCTTCTAATGTGGAGGTAATGGCCCGTCCTATCTGGAGTCGTCTTCAACACTTCAAGACTGTGGCTATGCCAAGTCCTCTGACAAAGGTTGCTGAGGATTATGATTCTTCTGTGCGTGGCCTTCTCGATGTGTACTCGATCTATTTCCAACCCTCTTTGGTGATAAAGGCCCTTAAGGCCAAAAGTCTCTTGCGTGTTCTGCACGAACGCAAGTTTCTAAAAATATCATTTAAAGAGCGGGAAGAGATGGGTTGGTTTACATCGGAAGTAGCCGTGAGACAAATGCGTGTGATGAGAGAGAATGAGAGAGCTTGGAGGACCAGACTTCATGGACTTAAGGCCACTGACCGTGCTTGCACGATTAGCGACATCAAGTTCACTACAGTCTTGTCGCCGCAACTCAGGTAAAGACACTAGTTTAATCTAGTACCTGAGTTGGGAAACCCTAATGACTGGCAATCTTTGGCCCCCGTAGGGGGGTGGATCACCA